TCAGATAGATGGTAAGCAAGATAGTGACGCACAACTTACTGATATAGCAGGATTAACTCCTACAGATGGTAATTTTATTGTTGGTGATGGTGCTAACTTTGTAGCAGAATCAGGTGCTACTGCTAGGACATCTTTAGGTTTAGGTAGTATAGCTACACAAGATAGCTCATCAATATCAATAACAGGTGGAACGATTGACGGAGTTACCATCGGTGGCTCATCAGCAGGTGCAGGCACATTCACTACCCTAACAGCTAATACCTCTATCACAGGTACACTAGCCACAGCAGCACAGCCTAACATCACAAGTGTAGGTACGCTGACAGGATTTACCTCAACAGGTATAGACGATAACGCAACCAGCACAGCGATTCAGATTGATTCCAACGGCGACATCTCCTTCTACGAGGACACAGGCACCACGCCTAAGTTCTTCTGGGATGCGAGTGCTGAGGCATTAGCAGTTGGGGGTACAAATACCTTTACTAGCAAGATAGTTGCATCAGCAGCTAATGGTACTGCTTATTCCTCAAACTCACAACTTAGAATTAGTGGTGGTGGTACTAATAATAATCGTGCATCTATTATATTTAGTGATGATGCTTTAAGTGATGGTAAAATTTCATATTACCCACACGCTACAGAATCTAGTCGTTTATTATCTTTATCTGCAAGAACAACTGAATCTGATTTTGTTATTAAGGGTGATGGCAACGTAGGTATTGGCACGAGTTCGCCATCAGCACCCTTAACAGTAAACACAGGTTCAGATGGTAATAATGTTTATATAGACAACAATGGTACACAACTTGCTATAGGTTCTACTTCAAGTGTTAATTATATAAACACACAAAATGGTAATGCTGCACTAGCTATACAAACTAATGGCACAGAGCGCTTGAGAGTAGACGCATCAGGAAACGTAGGTATTGGTACGAGTAGTCCTACATATGTTCTTGACGTTTACAGTTCATCTGTGTCTCAAATTTCTGCGTCAAGGTCTGGTGGAAGTCGTGTTATTTTAGGTACTGACACTTCGACAGGCGAGTACGTTGGTACTATTAGCAATACGGACTTCAAAATACTTACAAACAGCTCAGCACGCATGAGGATTACTAATACAGGCGCAATTTTTATGCCATCACTTAGTTATGCATCAGCTTCTACAGATTTAAACTATAATACAAGTACAGGTGAAGTATTTGTTGTAACTTCATCAATGAGATATAAATCAAACATTGCTGATTTAGATATTGACACATCAAAAGTATTAGCCTTAAGACCTGTTTCTTATACTGATAATAATAGTGGAATTAATGCTGTTGGTTTAATAGCAGAAGAAGTACACGAAGAAATACCACAACTAGTAAATTACAAAGAAATAGAAGGCTATGATGAAATACAACCTGATTCTGTAAAGTACAGTACATTAAGTGTTTATTTATTAAAAGTCATCCAAGAACAGCAAACAATCATTGAAGATTTAAAAGCAAGAATAACAGCATTAGAAAACGCATAGGAGAAATAACATGGCAACATGGACAATAAGTCAAATGGAAAGAAATGCTAGTGATGGTGGTGTGACTACTGTTCATTGGCGTGTAAGTGCAACAAGTGGTGAGCATAGCGCATCAAACTATGGCACAGTAGGATTCAGTCCTGACGCATCTGCTGATGGCTTTGTAGCCTTTGATAGCTTAGATGAAGCAACAGTCTTAGCATGGGTACACGGACACGAGAGCATTGACAAAGATGCTATTGAAGCAGGGCTACAATCACAACTAGACGCATTAGCAAATCCAACATCTATCGCTGGATTGGCTTGGTAATAAACTTAATAAGGGAGTCATTATGTCTGAAGAACAACAACCAGAACAAACCATAACTATTGATGAGAAAGTATACAAAGTCTCAGATTTAGACCAACAGCAACGCTATCTAGTCTTACAAATACAAGACTTACAGAATAAAGCAGATGAATTAGCCTTTAAACTTGACCAAGTTAATACTGCAAAAAAATCATTCTTTGATACACTAAAGCAGAAACTAACTGAGGAACAAAACAATGCTGAGTGATATTTTCATGTTAATCGAGCTAATCCCACAAATCATAGCTATTGCTAGTATGGTATGTGCTTTAACTCCAACCCCTAAAGATGATGCTATTCTAGGCAAAGTCTATAAAATCCTTGAACTTCTTGCCTTAAACATTGGCAAAGCTAAGATGCCTAACAAATAAATGAAACGCATAGGGCAACTGTTAATCTTATGGTTGCCCATTGCACTTTATGGACAACAAACAGGCGATTTAAACAGCACCACAATAGATAGTACAGTATCGAGTAATAACGTAGATACGACTAATAACTATAATGGCGCAGGTTCAGGTAGTCCAACGCCACCACCTAGCGCAATATCACCTACCTACATGTTTAATGGTAGTGAGTCATGTTTGATTTCAAGTGGTGGTAGTATCCAGGTATCACTTATGGGAATGTCTATGGGTAATTACCGGATAGATTATGAGTGTGAGTTACGCAGAGATAGCAAAGCACTTAAAGATAATGGAATGTCAATAGCAGCCATAGCATTGTTATGTCAAGATTCATCTATATTTAGAGCCATGCTCACAAGTTCCACGCCTTGCCCTATAGTCGTTAATGGAGAACTCATTGTAGGTAGAGTTGCGTATTTATACATGAAAAGACAACCAGAAATATTTATAAAAGATTATAATGATGATATTGATTTTTATAACATGGTATTAGGTATAGGATATGAAACACAAAATACTAATAGGAATACTGATTTATCTATCTCTGAGCAATATCGCGTGGTCACAAACAGATTCAGCAGGAACAATACAGCAATTAATTGACGCTAGTTCATCGATTATCGATACAGTTGATTTAGGTCATTACGCTGTACAAGGGTTAAACTATTACGCTGGCGTTGGTGGAATCGCGCCTACCGATACAATCGACCAGGCACTTATCACACAGTTACAGATGACAAACTATAATGACGCGCTATCTGCTGTGCAAAATGCTGTCTATTATAATACGCAAGCCTTATTGCAAGATGCCCATGAGAATGAAATGACACAGTTATCTGATGCTGTGGATGACTTTGTGGCAGCTACCACTTCAATGATTACAGTTGTCAATATTTTCGAAATGGCAAGTGAAGCAGATACAGTCCAAGAGCAACAGCAAATGCAAGACTATATTCAGGATAATAATGTCATGCTGACGCAAACACAGGTAGATAATTACAACACAAGCCTAGAAGATATAAGCAATCACGCCATCAATGCTGCTGCTTATCTTGCAGCTTCCCAGAATGAAGCCTTAACATCATCTAATGATTCTGTAGCAGAATCTTATAACATCAATGTATCTACCATGACTGTTAGCTATAACGCTATACAAGATGGCATAACCTTTTACAATGATGGACAAGCCTTTCACGTTATGTATGGTTTCTTAGGTAGTGCCATGAAAACGATTGACGATATATATAATACTGGTATGTCTATTTACGAAGGCAATACACTTTAATGAGCCTACAGGATTCAGAGCTAACGATATCAGGTATTAAATTTAAGGGTATTTATTTAGCCATTGGATTTACTATCATTTCTACCATTTCAGGCTTTATCTATGGCTTTGCAGAGTTCATGGGAAGGATTGACACATTAGAGAGCCAATTAAGTGCTATTGTAGTGCCTGAATTAGCCCCATTTGAGCGTAGAATTAGTTTAATTGAGGAAAACCTAGCCCAGAGCGAAATAGGCACGTTACAGGCGCGATTAGCGACATTAGCAGCTAATTTAGAAACCATTATGCAACAGCAACAACTTTTACTTGATTTGCGTGATAGAATTAACACCAATACTGACATTGTTGAGGATAATCAACAACTCGTTGAAAGTATTGAACGAACAGTAGATGAATACGAAGAAGCCATGCGAGAATTCGCATCTGAGGTTGACCAATTATGGGATGCCTTCGATGCATTAAATAGCCCACTAGGATAATGAACACTAAAGATAAAATATATTTTTTAACCTTATTTATTACAGTCTTAGGCTTTGGTATATATTTTTCACATGCAGTAACATAAAATATAAATTATATGGAAGTTGATATGTTTGTACTTTGGAATGTTATCGTGACGCTAGTCATAGTGCCACTTGGCTATACACTTAAAAGCATATCGACAGAACAGAAAAGACTCGATATATTAGTAAATAAGACACGAGAAGAAATAGCTAAAAACTATGTTACTAAAGAAGAATTAAGTGATGATGTTGATAGAATATTTGAGACATTATGCAAGTTAGAACAAAAACTAGATAGATATTTTGAACAAAAGCTAAACGCATAATCACGAAATATTTGCAAATATCAATAACTTAGTGTAAAAGTATAATCATAATTGTTAATTAGAGAGGGCAATTATGATGATAAATACAGATGAACGCATGAGGTTCATAAATCAACTCTGCAAGTTGCAGAGCAAAAATGCGCAACTTCAGCGCACTATTACCCAACAGCAAGAGTTCATAGACAGGATACAAAAGGATGTCGAATTTAATCAAAGACTTGTTGCCACAAGCAGGTGAAATACTTGACAGGTTTGTTCCTAATAAGGAAGAAGCCAGAAAAGCCCAAGCAGAGTTAGAAAAGATGCTGATGGATAATCAGCACCAAATACAGTTAAATCAGATAGAACTTAATAAACAAGAAGCTAAAGGTAATTGGTTTCAATCTGGTTGGCGACCTGCTACCGGCTGGATATGTGTGATTGGCATGGCTATAAACTTCCTGGTAAGTCCTTTATCAGCAGGGTTTGGCATAACCATACCACAAGCTGACACAGGTACGATGATGCCGGTATTAATGGGATTATTAGGCTTGGGTGGTTTGCGTACCTATGAGCGTAAGATGGGCAAAGACAAATGAGATTGCTTTTCTGGTTTATGCGTAAACTAGAATCATTAAGCCAGGATGAATTTGTAGCTATGTTTATAATAGGTAACATAGTAATAGCGTTATTATTTTTAGTATTTATGGTATGAAATACAGCATAGCAATAGTTACATGGGGAGATGCATACATAAATGCTGTCGATATACCTTTAGAAGATGCTATGGAACTACAGCCATTAATGCGCGTTACAGTTGGATTCTTAATTAATATGACTGAAGATGCATATATATTATGTACTGACCATTACGAATCAGATGGACAATGGATTCATGCACCAATGGTCATACCTAGAAATATGGTAAAGGAAATAAGAACATTCCCTGAAAAATGAATGACAATGTAAATAGCCCAAAGCACTACACAGATGGTTGCATCGAGTGTATTGATGCCATTGAAGCCAGCATGACTAAAGAACAATTTGTAGGCTATCTTAAAGGAAATATACAAAAGTATTTATGGCGATTTGAAAATAAACATAAGGAAAACCCAAAACAAGATTTGCAAAAAGCCTCATGGTATTTGAAAAGATTAATTAAAGTTACAGATGAAGATACTCATACTTGATATAGAGTTAGCACCAATGGTGATATATCAATGGAGTCTAGACAATAGAGGATGGACAAGTCCTAATAATATTGTTGAGGATTCCTATGTTTTAACATGGGCAGCAGGTTGGCATAACCAGAAAAAAGTTTATTCAGATTCAATACATAAATCAGGTAAAAAAGGATGCATTCAATCTATTCATAAACTACTCGATGCAGCAGATTGTGTAGTAGGTTACAACTCAATACAATTTGATATGAAAATATTAGAGTCTAAGTTTCTGGAGTATGGATTGCCACGAGTTGAATATAACAACATAGATTTGATGCGAGTATGTAAAAGGCATTTCAGATTTAGTAGTTTTTCAATGAATTATGTAGCTAAGAAACTAAAGATAGGACAAGAAAAGCTAGAAACAGGTGGTTTTGATTTATGGAAAGGATGCATGGCAGGCAAAGCCTCATCATTTAAAAAGATGCTTAAATATAATATTCAAGATATCCATGTAACTAGAGCCTTATATTACAAGCTAAGACCATATATGAAAGAACATCCAAATTATGGATTATTTAGAGAGGAAAGAGTATGCCCTACCTGTGGTTCAGATAAAATTAATAAAAAGGGATTAAGATACAATAAAACAAGCGTCTATCAACGTTGGTATTGCACAAATTGCAGTTCACATAGCCAAAGCAGACAAGCAGAAAAATTAATATTTAAAGACTTGTTAAAACAATAATTATGAAATAGAATTAAATAAGGTGAATAACCTGATTAATTGATTTATAAGAAAAGGGAGAAGCAGTCCATTTAATAACAACATAATTGAATTGTAAATTCAGTTTTTATTAATTCATTTATATTGTGATTAAACGTGCAAAATATCTCTAAAAGTAAGGTTTGAAAGATGAAGTCGGACTGCTAATCTCTTATAATATCCATATGGGTTTAATTTATTTCACATTAGATGAGCTTAAATGTCAGCATTGTGGCAAGCATGGAATTAACTTAGAGTTTATGGAAAAAATAGACAAGCTAAGAGCGGTCTGTGGCTTTCCATTTATAGTGACTTCAGCTTATCGTTGTGAGGAACATCCTATTGAAGCACGAAAGGCAAAACCAGGTACGCATAGTACAGGACACGCTATCGATATTCATTGCTATGGTGACAAGGCACTTAGAATATTAGAAGAAGCACAAAAGATGGGATTTAAAAGAATTGGTATTGCACAAAAGGGCGAACTAAATAAAAGATTTATACACCTGGATGACGCTGATGAATTGGGCTTTCCTAGCCCTGCTCTCTGGACTTATTAGCTAAGTCATTGATTTAATTACATATTTATTTCTTGCATATTTACATATATGCAAAATAAAATAGTATTGTCTAAAATTTAAGGAGTAAAATTATGACAGAAAATAACAAACTAACCCTTGCTGAAGCTATGGGTGATTTTGCTGGTCGTGTTCGTAGAACGATGCGACCAAAAGATGTATCTGGTTATGTAGAGTGGAAGAATGGTTTAGCTTATCTTGCCAATGCTGATGCATGGGATGAACTAAAGCAAGAATTCCCTATGTCTCGTGTTAACTTTGAACATCATAAACATGATGATGAAACTGTAACAGTTGAATGCATGATGGTTATTGAAGATACGCACAATCGTTATATGGGTAGCACACGCCTAGCTGTTACCGACTACAAGCATAACGCCATTAAAAACCCTAATGCTGTGCAAATTCATAACACAGAACAAAGGGCTAGAACCAAGTGCATATTTGAAATGACAGGTCTAGGATATGAAATCTATCGTGGTCAATTTGAAGTAGGTGAAT